GCAACGGTGAACTGCGGCGCGAGGGTGCCGGCGCCGATGCCGAAGATCCTCACCCCTGCTTTCGAGAGAGTGACCGCCGTGGAAAGTGTTTGCGCGTGGCCGGATTTGACGATGATTAAATCGCCGTTATTCGCCGTCGCGTTTGTAATGGCTTGCTGCAATGTGGCCAGCGGAAAGCACTCGGCACCGGAGTTCGAATCGTTCCCGGTTTGCGAATCCACCCAGTGAACCGCCCCGGTCGCGATTACCGACGACAGAATGAAATCGTCGGATGGCGTATCGGTGAAGCCGTCGTTTTGAATGACCGTCATTTAGTTACTCCAGCCTCGAATGGGAACCGCGAAGAGAAATTCTACGGAGTCGGTGTTTCCGAATGTGATGGGCACCGTGGCGTTCGTCGTATTGAAGACCGCATAGGTGCCGGCAGCGTTGAGAGAACCAGCGACGACGCTCGTCGTGCTGTTATAGAGAACTTTGCCGGGGTACTGCGACGCCCCGCCATCGATAGCGTTCGATTCGCCGACCATTTGGTTGGTGCTCGAAATTTTCGTAGTGTCGATAATCCGGCCGGATCGCGTGTTCACTGTGCAGTTGCCGGTTGGTGCGCCCGAGCAGGCAGCCCTGACCGCGTAATATTCGGTATCGCCCACGCGCCGGGTAATTCCCGTCCAGGTGACGTTCGTCGCCCAAGTTCCGGTCGGCGTGTACGAGCTCCAATCGGTCACCGTCGGGCACGGGATGCCGACGTTGATCTTCCCGACCGTCGTCGCGACGGCCCACAAATCCTCAGCGGCGCCGCCGGTGTCATCGAAGCTGGCGTTGAACCAGCCGATTTCGTGGCACGGCCAGGTGCCGGAAGAGAGGGCGGAGTTGACGAGCATTTTCGGCTGCGTCGTAATATTCGTCGCCGTCGTCGACGTGTCGGTATCGACGATGGTGCGGTAGCGGCCCTGGTTCGAGACGCCCCATTTCAGCGTGCCGTTGTCGTTAATCGCATACACGCGAAGTTCGACGTCCGTGAAATCGCCGAGCGTTCCGAGTCCCCAATGCGCGCCGGTGAGGTTGATTGTCGCGGAGGCAGAAACGAGAAAGACGGAAAGGCGGCCGGCGGTGGTCGACGGCAGGCACACGTAACCTTGATGCGCATCGGCGGAGAACGCGGAACCATCGGATGCGAGGATGCGAATGGAATCGTTCGCGTTCGTCGTGGTCGCTGCCGACAAGCCCACAAAACTTGTCCCCGGCGAGCCGTTCGTTTTGAACGCCGTAAACCACGCGCCGTCGTACTTTCGGACTGCGCCTTCGGACGAGTTGTAATACTCATCGCCGGCGGCCGCGGCGGAACCCTTTGCCGTCACGTACGCGGCATCGCTCGCATACGAGAGAAGAGGCCCGCGCCTCAAAAATCCCCACGCGGAGCCCTGGTACGCGCGAAAGGCGTTCTCCGTCGTATTGTAATAAATGTCACCGGCCGCGGCCGCAGATCCTTTTGCCGCAACGAAAGCACCATCCGACGCGAAACTTTGCAGCGCCGTCGACGCCGTCAGTGAGGTTCCGATGACAACCTGAACGCCTGCGTCAGCCATTACATGTACTCCGTTCGCAGAATCGTCGGCGTCGCGTTTTCCGAATTCGCCGAGCGCAGGGTTTTCTTCGCCTCGTCCGCGTAAACTTTGTGCCCTTGCAGCACTTCCGAAAGAGGCACGCCGATTTCCGGTGCGAGCGCTTCGGTGAGAATTTCAATGACGCCTTGCTCGCACTCGTGCGGCATATCGGGATTGTCGGTAGCGTTATCGAAATCAAAAAGACGGCGGCGGTAGTAGACGTTCGCCGTGTACGCGCTATCCGGCGTCGGCGCGAACCAGATTTTCTGACTCGCGTCGGTCGGTTGCCGTTCGAGGTACACTTCGAGCGGCTCGCCGCTGGTTCCGCGCAGCGGAGACATAAGCCACGCCGACTTATCGAGAATGCGCAGCGGCCAATACGGCGGCGTATTGATGCTCAATTCCACGCGCTCGAGCGCGAGGATGCCGGTCGGGATTTCCGTCGCCAGGTCGCCGACCGCATAATCGGCCGTACTCGAAGAAAGAGTGAGCTGGTACGGCGTATTCGAGACGCCCCAAATCCACCGGCCCTCGGCGTCGAGCTTTCGCGTAACGCGGTTCAGTACCCGAACGCCCAACGCGAGATCATCGGTCGACGGATTATCCTGCCCGCAACGGCGAAAGGCCGCGCGGAGGATTTCGTCCCTGTTTGTTCTCGCGTTGGAATCGGGCACGGGTTACTCCGCTACTTTCTTCGGCTTCGGGCCGCGCTTTTTCGGCGCGGGTTTCTCGTCGCTTTCGACTTCGACCGAGGAAACCGTTTCGATTTCCTCTACGGGTTCGATTTCCGCCGGCGCCGGCACGTCACCGACCGCTTCGAAACACGGCATTTCACCGCGCTTGTTGTACAGCTTCAAAAACAGCGCCGCGTGCCGGTCTTCGATTTCGATGAAAGGGTCGGCGTAGACTGTTTTGCGAATCCCCATTTTCGACTTCACGCCGAGGGGGAAGGTCACCGGAACGCCGCCGGCCTTTGAGCCTATGTATTCGAACTTCACTTTTTTCCTGCCTTTCAGAAAAACGGGCCCGATGCCTATGCACTTGGGGGCGCTTTTGACGCCGGGCCCGCAATCACCGCGGAGTGAGAGTTACCGAAGCACCTTGAAAAACACGTATCCGTAACCCGTGAACGTGTCCGACGAGCTCGGCGTGTACGAAATCGAGACCGCGTCCGATCCGGACACGAAGTGCGATTTGCGAACCAGGCCGCCGACGTCGGTAGCAACATCGTTACCGGCGCTGAGTTGGGCGAGGAGCGCTCCCAGCGTGGTGGACGCGATGTACGTTTCGTTGGAGCCCGTCGTGACCGTCACGAGCTGCGGGAAGCCTGCATTTGCAGTCGTGAGGCCCGCGATGAAGCCGTTCGGGTCCGCGTTCGTCTCGCCAGTGAGCGTGCCGATATCGACCGTTTCTCCGGCGTCGGTAGCGACCACTTCCACTTGCGCGTCGTACACGGCCGAGAACTTCGGAAGGTCGAGGCCCGTATCGACTTCCGTCCCGCCCGAGTTGAAAATCATCGGGAAGACGAGGCAGCGATCGGCTGCGGTCGTCGCGACTTTCAGCGTGTGGACGTAGGGCGTAACGCCCGCGAAGTTTCCGGTGAAACCCTTGTCGGTGTTCACGACGATATCGACGGAGCTTGCTTCGGCGTAGAACCGAATGCCCTTGTCCGTCGTAAACTGCGAGCGCGTAATCGGGTTCGCAAGCGTCGCCCGACCTGTCGTCGAGTACAGCGTTGCGAGCGTTTTCGTGCCGGCGGTGTACACGAACACGAGCGCGGCCGATTCGATGGCGCCGTCTTGAGAAACGCCGTCGAGGCTTTGGCTTCCGTAAACTTTGAGTTCGTACAAGTTATCTTTGAAAGCAGTCATGAAATTCTCCAGTCAAAAAGTGAAGCGGACGGGAGCCAATCCCCCGCCCGCAGGGTGTAATTAGTCAGCGACCGCGGCCGAGTAGACGGTCACGATGCCGTGATCCTTCGAGACGCCAGCCGAGCCCGTCGGGAAGCGGGCCTTTACGACGCCGTAAATCGACGCGATAGACACGCCGACCTGGTTTTCGTAGTCGAACTGCTCTTCGACGGACTTCACGCGCTGGCCTTGAATTCCGCCCTGCGCCCAAATGACCGCCTGCGCGCCGCAGAAGTAATTCTGCGCGACGTCGATAGAGCCGTTGCCGACGTTATCGAGAATCGGAACACGCTCGGATTCGACGACGACGACGCCGTCGTACATGCCGACGTATTCCATTCCGCCCCAGCCGCCGGTAAACAGCGGGTTCCCCATGGATCGCGGGAGCGCTTCACGCTGCGCGTTTTTCCAGTCGTCCGATGCTTTCAAATCGCGCGTGCAGTACGGATGCGCCAGAAGGACGAACACTTCCATGCTGGCGCCGGCGTCGCCGACACGCAGCGGGCGAATTTTCGGATCGCACAGTTTCGCCATGCGCTTTGCGAGCGTGATTTGCGCGCAGTTCAGGATATCCGTGGTGCCGTCGACGTTCAGCAAACTTGCCGAATGGTCGTTCGAGGAGTTGTTTGAAACGGCCGCACCGAAGAGGATGCGATCCGCGTTGTTCGCGGTCCAAGTGTCTTTTTCGGCTTCCGAAGCCGTGCCGTACGCGACACCGTCAATGGAACCCATGGCGCGAAAAATCCGGTCTTCGTCTTTCTGGGCCTTCCAGTCGACGAGCGCCGGTTTCATTTGATCGCGGATTTCGAACGCGTATCGCTGCTCGGCGAGAACGCCTTCGGTGCGGACGGCGTTGCGATACTGCGTGACCGTGACGGCCTGGCCGTACGTGTCGAGTTGCTCTTCGTTGCCTTCGAGCGTCGAATCTCCCGTGGTGCCTTCGCCGTCGAGTGCTCCGATGAGAGGAACCGTGACCTGGTCCCCTTTGCCTTTCATCAGGTCTTCTTTGACCTGAATCATGGCGTTCGCGTCGGTCCCCATGAATTTCGACAGCGTGAGCTGCGCGAGAAATTCACGATAGAGCGTATCGTTCCACTTTTTTACTGCAAGCGTGTCAGACGTTGTGATTCCAGTGACCATTTGCGCGTCCCTTTTTGTGGACTTGGCTTAGGAGCTCGCCGATTGAAGGCGAGCGGTATTCCGCTTCGGTGCTTCCCGGGGCGGTTCCTGAGCCGATATTTGTGGGCTGTTTGTCGCGCTCACGCTGAATGCCGGTCAGCTTCGCCTCGGCGTCTTTCATCCCGCGCGCGTAGTGCGACTCGGCGATTTCCTTTTCGAGTTTCTGACGGAGCACGTCAGGATTCGAAATGGCTTCCGGGCCGTACTTCTTTGCGAGGAGGAGATTTTTTCCGATTTGATAAGCCGTCTCGTACGGCAATTCCGCGGTGAACGCGGTCTGGTAAAGGGAGTGATCCCCGCCTGCGGCGCGCGCTTTCACTTCTTCGGCAAAGGCCGTGTACACCTCGTCGAAATCGGAGTGCAGTTGCTTGGCGTAGTAACGCGACGTTTCGAGGTTCGCGTTTTTCAGCTTTTGAACTTCACTCTCGATTGAGCCCGGGTCCGGAGCGCTCTGCGCTTCGGGCGTCTCGTAACCGCCGCCTTGCTTTAGTTCCCGGACTTCGGCGCGGACCGCAGATAGCGCGGCAAGTAGCCCGCGTTTCTCCGTTTCCCATGCGCTTGCGTCTGGAACCGCGGCTTGCGGTGTTACGGCCGGAGCTACGGGCGGCGTGACCTGCGGTATTTCCGCGGGCGCGCTCGCTTTCACTTCGGCAGGCGCGGCAGCAACCGGAGTTTCCGGTGCGGCTTCGCCTTCGGGCTCGCCAGCTCGAACTTCTTTCAGCAAGTCGCCGAAACTCGGCGTTGCCTCAGTCGTTTCGGGCGTGGCTGTGACTTGGGTTTCGGTATTTGCTTCGGTCGTTACTTTTTGCTCGTCGCTCATTGTGGATTTTTCCCTGTTTCGCCCGTTACGCTGGCGAAGCGCGCTGTTTGGACGCGGTTACCCGCATCCCCATTCGCCCGTTTTTTCTCCCCGGCGACGGGAGCACTCGCCCGATTACGCCCGGCGACGGCGAAGAATTTTTCAGGGCCCAAAATGAAAAAAGGGCCGACAAGGTTCCCGGAGGAATCTCATCGGCCCTCAATCACAAAGGCCCTGACGCATGAGTTGATCGACGCCGGCTTCCGCGCGGCGAGGCGGGAGCAACCCCGCACTCATGCAAATTTGAATTTTCTGACTGGGAAGGAAACTGCCCTTCCCGAAACTTTGTTTACGCGGCGGGAGGTCCCGCGGCCTGTCCTTGAGCCATTTGTGCGGCGAGCATTTGTTGCTGTTGCGCCTGCATATCGGCCATCTTTTTCAGGAATTCTTGTTTCTTCTCGTCGGTGAGCGGCGAGACTTCGATAATCATCTCGGGCGGGATGGGAAGCCCGGATTTCGCGAGCGAGGCCAGCGTCGAGAACGTTTCGGCCTGTAAATTAATCGTATCAGGCGCCTCATCCACGACCACGTCATATTTCGAGACCGCGAGTTCCGGATGATCCTTGATGATTTCATCGAGGTAATACTCGAAGACACGCTGGCGCGCTGCCGCGAGATTGTCGAAGAGTTCGCGGATCGACTGCATCGCCTGTTGCTGCCGCATCTGGTATTCGCGGCCGGAACTGGAATTGCTGCGCCCTTCGAGCTCTTGATTAACACCCGAGGAATCGATTTCTTTCGCGGTGAGCTGCAAAAGCTGGAACTGCGATGCTGCGGGCTCGATATTGCTTTCGACCTTCACTTCGTAGTTTTTGTTCCGTTTCAGGAACGTATCAGGGCGCGCAATCTCACGCCGTGCTTTTGCGTCGTCATCAAACGCGCCGTCTTCGTACACGACACGGTTCACGTTCAAGAGGTGCAGCATTTTCGACCGGCGCTTGTTGTACTCGGTTTGCGGGTCGATATGCTGTTTCACGAGGCCGTAGTCGACGCCGTCTTTTCGCGACGTGTACGCGGTGCATTTCGTCGCCGGATATTTCCCCTCGCGGTCGTAATCGCGGATATCGCGTTTGTGCTCGAGCGGCGCGTTCCAGGTGAACGTGTACGAATTGAGTACGGTTCGAAGTTTCGTCAGGATATTTCCGCCAGGGAAACTTTCCTGCAGCTTCACCAGCTCCTCATCGTTCGGAATCGGCGCCGGACCGTCGGCGAGGCCGGTGTGCGAATAGAGTCGCTCCATTCGCTTTTCGCGGTAGTAGGTAGTGACCACGCGGAGACGTTTCGATTTCGGGTCGACGAAAAGGGCCAGGTCATCGGCTGAAAACGAGGCATCCCCGGAGCCCGCGTACTGGTCGGGCCTGATTCTGCGGTTCTCGACGTCAGCTTCCGAAATCGGATCGACGGGGTCCTTTGCGCGCGTTGCGGCTTCGATTTGCTCGTCGTGGCCGGGAAAGAGCGATTTCGCGTCGTCATCGTACTGCCACACGGTTTTGTGGATTTGCCGATGATCCTTCAAATCGTCGCGCGTACCGAAGCGGTGAGGAATCCAATTGCGGTTGTCGGAATGTTCTACCGTGCAACGCTTGTCGAAACCGTCGTAAATTTTGTCGTGCTCGTACCAGCCGCGCCCGTCGACGAGAATGTCTTTGAATACTTTGCTTTCGGCCTGGTCGAAATTGTTTGCGTGCTCGAAGCTGCGGAACGCTTCGGAAATGGCGGAAACTTCCGCCTCTTTGTTCCTGAGGCCGTGGGGGAAAGCTTTCGTATCGACGCGGATGCCTTGCTGCATGCCGCAGACCGAATCAACCTTCGGTTTCACCCGGTTGATGACGACGACGGGCTGCCCGCGCTCTTCGAGAACGCGTTTGTCTTCCGGGTCCCACTGCTCGCCGTCGTAAAAGTCAGAGGCCTTCCGCTTTTGCTTTCGCCATTCCTCATCGGCTTTGAAGTCGGCAATAAATTCCGACTTGAACCGGCGCAGTTCGTCCCATTCGGCTTCGCTCATCGGCTTCACGCGGTTCTCCAGTTCACGCCGTCGCCCTGCTCACGGCCGTAGTAATCGCGCCGGTGCCGCGGTTGTTCTGGCGTCACGGCCAGCCGCGGGCGGGATGCGAGTGCGTATCTCGCGCAGTCGTATGCGTCGTCGCCCGAGAACGGATCTCCGTCCACGGCGTCGACTTTCAAAACATCCTCTATGCGGTCTGGGTCGTGAATCATTCTGGAGATGGCATCAAAGGTAACAGGGCACGTCTTGAAAATGAAGTACCGCGGGCCGATTCGTTTGGACGTTGTACAAGATTTATTATCGCCCGGCGTGTCAATTACCTGGTAACGCAGGTAGGCGCGCATTTGCGCGGCGCCTTGAATGCGATCGATGTTGGCTTGCGTGAGTTTGATTTTGTGGCGCATGAAATCCTCGGCGATGGTCGGATCATTCGCCTTCTTTTTCGCCCAGCAATCGTGGCCGGCCTGCCAGAGATTTATTTTCACGGAAGAGGGTTCCTCTTTCACGAGCCGCGCCTGCTCGGGGATATCCATTTTCGCCCGCACGAGCTCCTTGTACTGGTAGACGTTGCCGTCGCCATCGGCGGCGAACCAAAGCCAGGCGGCCGGATGATTGAAGCCGTAGTCGTACGCGCCGAAGCGCGGCCAGTGCGCGGGGATTGGGAACGGGTCGACGAAATGGATTTCGCGCGACAGCGAATCAAAATACTGGCCCGCCGAAATATCCCAGTCGCCATCGAGGAAGGCGCGCCGGAGCGTTTCGTTTTTTATCGCTTTCAAACGTTCCGCGTACCGCGGGTCCGCCTGCATGAGCGCTGGGTTATCGAAAACCTTGGCGCGGATGAAATGGTAATCGCCAGGGACCTCGGCGCCTTCGTATCGGCGCTCGACGAAAAGACGCTTCAGCCATTTGTGACCGTACCCGCCCGGGTTCGCGGTGAGGATGACGCGCGGCTGGATTCCCGGAATGCTCGAGCGGTTACAGCTACGCAGTTCGTCGTAATGCTCGAAGGCCCACTCGCCGCATTCCTCTATCGCGAGGTCGTGAATTTCCCGGCCCTGGAATTTCTTGATGTCCTTTGCTGATTCCGCGTAGGCAAAGCGCAGCTGCGAGCCGTTCGGCAGGCGCAAGGTTTTCTTGCCCTCGTTGTAATACTCGCGCAGCTCCGGGAACTGTTCGAAGAGCGGCGATATGTGGTTCGCCTCGAGCTCTGGATACGTTTTTCGAAACAAATACCCTATCGATTTCGGGTACTGAAACCTCCGTTTCAGCATGATGAGGCGCAAGCCGTGCGATTTCCCGCCGCCTTTTGCCCCGCCGTAGAGCGTCTCGCGGTAGTCGCGCACCGATGCGTCGAACTCCATTTGCTTCGGCGTCAGCGCAATTCGAATTTCCATTATTTCGGCTGGTACTCTTCGACGATGACGCGGATGGGTTTCGCGTCATCGCCCGAATGCTCGACCTTGTCGCGCCATTCGAAGCGGTTTTTCATCGTGAAAATCCACACGGTAGCGTTGAAGCCTTTGATTTTGCCTGCGGCAGCGAGAATGGATAGCCGTTCCCAGAAAAGCCGGCCCTTTTCGATACCCACCTTTTTGGCGTCGGAAAACTCAATATGGGATTTCTCCCACGCGTAAAGCGTATCGCGGTGAACGCCTATGGTTCCCGCGAACGATTCGAAGGAATAACCCTTTTCCATGTGGTCTTCGAGCGCTGGGCAGTGCTCGGGGCGGTAAGTCGACGGGCGGCCAGGCGGCCGGGGAACGTCCGGGACCGCGGCGGGAACGGCCTTAGACTTTTTCGGCGGCATTGAGCGCGCTCCATTTCATGCCGTCCTCGCGGACCGGGTCTTTCCCCGTGAACTTTGCCCAGCGGGTGAGGATGACGTCGATGTAGAGCGGCTCGATTTCGATGCCGCGGAAGCGCCGGCCGTGGGCCGCGCAGGCGATGAGCGTCGTTCCGCTGCCGGAGAACGGGTCCATGACGGTTTCTCCCTCGTCGGTGACGGCCCGGACAAATTCCTCGGCGAGCGCGACCGGAAATGGCGCCGGGTGTCCGGTGTAGTCGGCCGCGTAGTTTTTCTGCGGCGGCAGCCGAATCACCGTATCGAGCTGCCGGTGCGTTCTGACGCGGAGCTTACCGTGCTTGGACATGCTCCCGTCGCGCTCGCGCACCGTACAGTCCCCCCAAGATTTTTCCCCAGCGCCCTTGTTCGGATTCGTCAGATTCAGTTCCCGATACTCGCCGAAGACGAAAATCCACTCGTGGCAAAGGCCGAACATCGCTTGCTGGTGCGCAGGCGCGGAAGCGTTCCCCTTGTCCCAGACGCACCACGACAGAAGCTTCAGCCCCCGCTCTTTCGCCGCGGCGAGATAGTCATTCCAGTACGTCGAGACTTCGCGGTCCCGAATGGTGAGCCCGAGGTTCACGACGTAAGTCCGCGCACGCGCGTCGAGGAACTTCGCCAAGTGCGCCGGCTCGAGCGCCACGTCACCGCCGTACTGACGCAGGTCGCTGTACGGCGGGCTCGTGAAGAGCAGATCGGCGGGGATGCCGTCCAGCACGCGCTCCGCCTGCGCGCGGTCCGTCGAATCGCCGACGAGCAGCCGGTGCCTTCCGGCCAGGCGCAGCTTACCCACAGGGGCATTCCTTCATTTGGGACCCGACGTCGTAGGCGTACTCTTTCCCGCACGCTTCGCACTGCCAATACGGATCCAGCAGCCACAGCTCCCCGCGCTTCGTCTTCGCGACTTTCGGCGGTTCGGGGACTTCGTCGGGGTCGGTGAGTCCTTCTGTTTCATTCTTCGGGAGGAGGTTTTCTATCTCCTCGTCGGTGAATCCGGTGAGGGAGCGGAGCTCGTCGGATAAATCCGCCATGACTTCGCCGAGCAAGGCCTCGTCCCATTCGCCGCCTTGCTTGTTGGCGGCGATGTTTGCGGCCTCTTCGAAATCCGGCGCCCAGTCGACTTCACGGTACGTGAAGCGCTCGCCGTGCGCGGTGATAAATCCTTCGGCGACGGTGCCGGTGCGCGTGGGTTTATCGTACCGGCGTTCGATGGTTACTTCCGCATCGGCGGGTAACGCTTTCGCGCGCTGGTGCCCGCCGCCGAAACGTTTCGTCCGGCGGTTATAGAAAATGCCGGCGAGATCCCCGAACTTTTCGAGCGACGCGGTGAGTGATTTCAGTTGGCGGTCGGATATCTTTCGCGGGTTTCTGGGATTTCCCGCGAGCGTTGAGATTTTCATTCGGTGTGTGCGTCCATAAATTCAAACTATGACGGGCAACTCAGGATACCATTTTGGCTATGTCTCGCCCAGCGCTCGAAGCCCGTCATTGCGCAGCACGCTGCGGGAAGTCGTGGCGAGCGCTTCCGAATTCCCCGAACTGGTTTTGCTGCCACGCGCACATGACGGAGGGCCGAAGCGGGATTCACGGCGAAGAGGCGAAAGCGAAAGCAGCCGAGCAATCGGCGCAAACGCTGCTCCCGATGCGGTGGAATGAGAAACCGGGGAAGGGAAGGCCGCAGGTTTCTGCCGCCGGCGGGATGAACGACGACTGGGATGAAAGGCGCGAGGACCCGCTCGCCGACACGGTGACGAATAAATTCCACCACAAACAGGGCGAGGGCTTCACGAAAGCGCTCGAGCGCGAAGTCGGCGTCAAGGTGAAGGATGCGCCGTGGGATTCGAATTGAGCGATGACCGAAAAGTACGCGAGAAACAGGCCGTCATCGTGGTCAGCGAAGAGGAGCGCATGATCGAGTGCATCGTGTGCACCGAGCCGTATCCGAGTGAAGCGCTGACCGCGACGGGGCGCTGTGTCGATTGCAAGATTGGAACGAGGGACGAGAAGTGAGGAGCCCGGAATCGCCCAGCAGGTAAGCTTTTTCAGGCTTGCCGCCGTGCGTTATCGTCAGTATCGTTTCCTTTGTGAACGTATTCAAAGTGACGATCGAAGGGATTTCTCCGCTACTCATAAATCGGTTCAAAGAGGCCGATGAGATTCCGCAGAAAATGCGGAAGTCGGGGAAGCGCGATTACGGAACCCCGCGCCAGCAAGCGGAAGGCACGCTGTACGCCGATGCCGATGGGCAGATGCTGGGTTCCTTCGACGTGGCTCAAGGGGGCCATGACGGCAATCTCGTCGGACTACAAACTTCCCTCTTCCCGAAAGAGCGTGAAGTCGGTCATCGGCGGCGCGGTCATCCCGCTCGACGAGAAAATTTATTTCGAAGAGAAATACAAGGTTCCGGACTGCGAGATCGATTCACGTCCTTGCGTCATTCAGCGCGCTCGTCTCATGAGGCACCGCGGCCGATTCGAGAAATGGACGCTCAGCATTGCGCTGCAAATAGAAACGGACATTCTCGACGAGGATAACGTTCACCAAATGATTGTCGACGCCGGCCGGCGGGCTGGCATCGGAGATTTTCGCCCGCAACGAGGCGGTCCTTTCGGGAGGTTTCGCGTCGTGAGTTGGACGCGCATCGAGGAATAAAAAGTTTAGCTGCGGTACGGCCGGGCGGAGTGGGGTCGGGTCGTGAGGGGTCTGGTCTCGTCCGGCTGGGTCCGGCGCGGCGGGGTTCGGTAAGGGCTCTTTTTTTTGAAGAGCAAATTCAATTCCGCATCCGCGGTGCGAGGCCCTGCATTTGCCCCTTGAGCTGCTCGACGGCGAGCAGAGTTTCGTGATGCCCTTCGACGCACTTCGAAAGCAGGTCGGTTTGCCGGTTCAAGATGTCCGTTTGTCGGGCGCAGTGAACCGCCATTTGCAGAATCGCGTCCTCGACTTTCGCGGTTCGCAGCGTTTGCGCTTCGCTGGCGTCTTCTTTTGACGCGGTGCTAACCCGCCCAGCATCGCCGTCACGCGCTTCCGGAAGTTTTTTGTCCCTGGCGTGCAGGTACCAGACGAAGAGCCCCGTGGTGACCACTGCCGGGCCAAACACTTTCAGCGATTCGATGAGCGTTGCGACGTCCATGAAATTCTCCGGGCGAGGTGAGGGGCGGAGCACTCAGGATACCGGACGTGGGGCCGATGACGCGCAAGGAAATTACTCGGATGCCAAAGCCTTCCGCCGTTCCTCCTGAATTTCCGCGGGCCCCGCACTCAAGGCGCCAAGTCCGGACTGTTTCCGCCGAGGCCCCGCGCCGCTGTGCGATTTTCCAACCGGAAAGCTTTTTCACTTTCGAGGCGAGTTGCTTTGCGATTTGTGCCGGAAGTTCGACCGAGTCTCCCGGTTTCATATGATCGACCAGATAAGTAATTTCCGGACGAACTTTGCGACCGAAACGCTCCGGCAGCTTCACGCCGGTTTCAATTTGCGGCGTGAACGGCGCAATGACGATTTCCGGTTTCTTTTCTTCGATGCCTTCGATTTTTTCCATGATTCGTTCCTTTCGTTGACTACTGATTGCAAATTGAGACAAAACTTTTGCGCGGCGGTTCACGGTGATTTTCCGCTTTGCTTTTTTCAGCGCCGCCTTCAAATGCTGGTTCGCGCGCGACTTGGTGAAGCCGAACAAATCCCCCAGCTCCTGCTGCGTGAGGGCCCAGCGAAAATACAAAAGTAGGATCATCCGGTCGTGCTGCGGAAGTTCCCCGAGAACGCTTTTCAAGTCCGCGCGCAGTTCACGGTTCATTCGTCACGTTCCCCGGCTTCCGCCGCTTGCATGAGCACGCGGTAAATGATCGGCGCGATATGCTCAACTTTCGTTTCTCTTTCCAAGTCGCGCCTCCGTTCCGCTAGTAGGCGGCAAGCTCGGTCGAACTCGGATTGATCTTTTAGCCCAGCTAGGTATTTCTCGTGGGTCATCGATTGCCTCCGGATCGGTGAGGAAACTCGAGCGCTCGATGAAATAACGCTCGCTGTAGGAATTGGTTTTGAAGTCGAACCCGTGGATGCCGACGAAGGGGGTCGTGTCGGCGGCCGAACGGGCTTTGGCGATGTGAAAGTACGTGGGGTAGGAACCAAGGCCGGTGTGTTTTGCTGGGGCGAGCAAAATGACCGAGGTTGCGACTTTCACGATGTCAGAGTGCCCGTGGAAATCTTCCAGGTCGGGCAACGTCTTGTCGGATTTGCGGTCGTGCTTTCGCAGGTGCGCGAGGAGAATCACCGGTTTTCCGCGGTGAATCGACGCCGAGCGAATCGCGTGGATAGCTTTTTTGAGACCTTCGGTTTCGTTCCCTCCAAGGTCGAAGTAGTGAAGATGATCGATGATTACGAGGTCGGATTCCTCCGCGACGGATTCGAATTCCGAAGCGAACTGCTCGACGGTGAACCGGCCCGGCTTGTAAATCAGCCGCAGCGACGAGGTTTCCATTTCGAGCTCGCGCTCCGCCTCTTTTTCGATGGCGTTCCACTCGGCGACGTAGCCGGTGACGAGCCAATCGCGAAAGCGCGGGAAGGGCTTCGCGCCCTCGGAGCCCGCGTAGTGCGCGTGGTAGAGCTGCGCGAGTTTGCGGTATTTCAGCCGTCGGTGAATCTCCCATCGGTCGGCTTCGAGCGCGTAGAACGTGACCTGACGCATTTTCGCCGCCGTCGCCTGCGCAATCGTCGTCGCGAGTTCCGTTTTGCCGCGGCCGGTCCGGGCCCCGACCACGATGAGATCGTTCGGGAGAATCCCGTTCAGCGCGTCATCGAGGTAACTCACGCCGAACGGCGATAGCTGGGCCGCGAGCAGGTGCCGATCTTTTTTCTCCTCGAGCCACTCCCCGCCGATCATGCGCTTTCACCGAAGTCGTAAACGCGTTCCTTCGGGCCGGTCTCGCAGGTCCCCGCGTCGGGCTCGAGCCAATCGCGCCACACGCCGGCGAAGGTCGACCAGTGCTTTACGAACCGTTTCTCGGTCTTCTCGTCGCGCACCTTCTTCGCGTACGCGTTCACGGCAGCGAGGAGCAGCGGGTAGTCCTCCGGCGCGAGGTCCCGTACGAGGATTTTCATCCCGGCCGTTTTCCCGTCCTTCCGAGGATAGCTCGCATATGCCGACTCGATCTCGGGCGGCCAATCTTTGCGCGGACGTTTCCGAGTCGGCGTGTACGTATCGTTCGTATCGTTCGTTCGTTCGTAGCGAGCCGCCGCCGGTACGGGCTGTATACGTGCCGTACCCGGGTCGGTTCCGCGGTCAATAATCTCCACGGTTTTGCCGTTGAGCAAATCGAGAGCACGGTAAAGCAACTCCTCGCTGACCTGGCCGCCGGCCCACACGTTACAGAACCACGCGGCATCGAACTCGATTACCTCGGAATCCCGTTCCTGAGCGAGCCCGCTCAAGATGAAAAAGACGGTCATCACTTCGAGCGGAACGCCGTAAAGGCTTTCGCTTTGAACGAAACGGTTCTCGAGCCGGAACCATTTGAACGTCTTCTGATCGCTCCGCTTCGGATTGTATTTCTCGAATCCGACAATTCGGACGCGTATCTTCCCCAATTCCATAGCCTTCTCCCATCCCCCAAGTTCCCAAACCTCAGCCGGCGTGACCTTTTCCGAAAACGGATTCCACGCCAGTTCTCCGATTGATCACCGCCGGCCAGAAGATCATTCCCTTCGCATCGCCGCCGGCACCATGCCGAGCAGCTCCTTTAGTTCGGGGAACGATCACCTGGCCGGCGGTCTACCTGCTCCAGAAGTGTCGGAACATTTTCACCGCGTCGGAATCTTGCTCCGGCTTTTCCTCTCCCGTGTTTTTGGCCGGGGGCCGTCCGTTCCATTCACTGATGATTCGTTCGCCGTTGCAGGTACGACACGTCTCGCTCGTGTTTGCGCCGGGAATCGTCGGCGATGTGATTCCCGTCCCGTCGCACACCGGGCATTTTTGCCAGCTCATATGTTCTCCGGATTTCGAACCGGCGTTTTCCTCAGGGCCTCGAGAAACGGTCGCATTTCAAAATCCGCTATCCCGGCGCGTTGCTCTGCCGAAAATCTTGCGCACCGGTCGGCAACGTAATCCGGCTCGGTAACGATATCGTCGGTGTCGTCGCCGTCGTCGTTCGGGTCCGGGTCTGCGGGTAAATCCTTTTCGAACCAGGCGCACCACGGCTCGGTTTTCCTCGCGACGAAATCGGCGAGCGCGTTTGTCGCGGCGAGCGGGGCGTAGACGACGAGGCCGAGGAGGGATTTTCCGAGGTTACTCATTTGCACGCTCCCGGTTCCTTCGCGTGGCGAATCAGGCATTTCACGTCGTCGTGGTCGGCGTCGGGGCCCAAAAGCTTCGGCGCGTTGGGGCCGGCGACGTAATACTGATTTTCGAAGGCGATTGCCGCGTCTTTCACGACGGGAATCACGTCCGCCTCTTTTGCCAAGAGTTGCAGCGTTTCGTTCGGTTCATCCATGATGATATCGACGAGCCGCGCGAGGACTTCACTGGCGTCGGCGATGTTTACTTGGCGCCGGCCCTTTTCGCGTTTCGTGATTTCGAGGGCGAGGGTTTTGAACGTCATTCGGTTTTTCTCCTTTGGAATTTCTTCGATGCGGACGAGGCGAGCAGACGCGTTTATTTCGCCGGCTTTGAACGCTTTCGTATCGAGACCAATGTGCCAGTCGAAACTGATTCCGCCCGTCTCTGGCGTTGAGTGACCAAAGACAACCGGCGCCTCGTCGATACACCGCAGTAGCGCGCGCTCATTCGCGAGAACCTCTTGCAGATTCTTTTGCAGTCGGTCGATAGTTTTCGCGTCCTCGCCGCAAAGCTGCAAATGTTCCGCGTTCTCAAGTTTCAGCGCGGCATTCTCTTCGCGCAGCACTTCCATTTCGCGGAGCATGCGCGGTCCGTCTTCCGATTGATCTGCGTAGCTCACGGCTTTCCTCCGTCGGGGAACAGGGCGGCGATGCGGGCGAGGGCGGTGAATTTGTTCTCGCAAGGCACACAGGGCATGTGCTGACCAAAGCGGCATGCCGGAAGTTTCTCGCAACGCGCTCGTTCCAACGCCTCGACCGCGACTTCCAGTGCGTCACGGAAGCGGCGCTCGTCGGTCCGTTCCGCTTCGGTCAGCGCAACCCCTTTGAGCCATTGGCAGCGGCGACAGTTGTCGCGATAGCCGCTTTTGGAAAACGGCACGCCACCGTGCGCGTCGGCCATGTCGTGTGGCTCGTCCGTCTCTTCAAATTGCTCTCGTGCTTTGCTCGCCGCTATCGCTGCCTTGATTGCGTCGGTCATGACGATGCCTCCAATTTGAAACCATCCGACCGAAAGACCACGCTGCACTCGTTGTGGCCGTCCAGCTTCACGAGGTGCTGCGTCTTTTTGAGGTGAGGAAGGTCGTCGCACGAATATCGCTCGTACTTTGGGCTCACGACGTATTTCCACTGAGCAACGGAGTCGCACCACTCGCACGTCTCCCATCGCGGCAAATACGTGTCGCGGAAGAGTGAGTCGCCGGTCGTTTTCTTGCTCACTTCTCCCCCTCAATCTGCGCTAGCTCACGCCGGGCGGCCTCGAAGGCGGTGAGGACACGGCCAGGAACCCCGAGCGTCCCACAGTGGGCTTCGGACCGCTGAGCCATTCGCAACTCCTCCAGCGCCGGCCACAGCACGAGCAGAGCGCGAGCGAGGGCGGGAAATCGTTCACGCGAGAGGTGAATGAAAATCCGGTTCTCTGCCGTTCGCGGGATATCGAGGTTGCCGCCGTGGTCGAGAACCCACGGGCCCGGCGTCGCAAGCTGCGAGAGCGTAACGACGCGCTGGAGTTGTTCGGTGATGGTCACGACTTCTCCGTTTCTGGTTTCTTCGGGTGCGCGAGGGCGCGGAAGGCCAAGAAAAGCCCATTCTCCACTCGCAGAAAATCTTCACTCGGCGGAGCGCCTACGCCTTCACGGCGAATCGCGACGAACCATTGCTCCAGCGCGTCGACCAGCGGCTGCAGCTTCGTGTTTACTGTTTCAGCAATCTGCTCGCTCCCCCACGCAGAATCGTCGGTGTAAACGGATTCCTGAATCACGCCGCGGAAATCCTTAGCAGTGAATAGTTTCGTCACGTCGCACTCCTCTTCGGCACAATGACTTCGGTGATTTCGATTCCGGCGCGGCCCTTGCGGGTCCAGACGTTCAATTTCGAAGGGCCGTAAAATTGCCATAGCCGGCGTTTGATCATCCACACGGGGGTACGGATTCCCTTTGCTTCGTGGAAAATTTGCTCCCCGCCTTCGAGCGTCACGACGAAATCCGGAATGCAGAGAATCCGCGCTTCCGTCAGGTACACGTGGGGCTTCACGATGACCCGCCAGTCGAATTGCCGGGCGAGTTCAAGGTAAACGTCGCACTCGAGCCGGGAGTCGAACGTGTACTCCGAGAACTTGGTTTTCTTTGCGACGTTGCCGAAGCGGTTCGTTCCTCCGGCTCGGCATTTCGCCCCATGACGGAGCAGCGCGCGGGCCGTGAAGAGGCGACCGCATTTCGTGCACTTCGACTTCGGCCGGCGTGTGGGTTTCGGGACGGCGGTCATTTTCGCCTCCGGACTGGAAACCTTCGGTAGTCTGCGCCGGGTCCGCCCGTGCAATTGCCAAAGAAAAGCTTCACCTCGGTTCGCTGCCGCACTACGCAAACGGGACACGCGGCCGGGATGCCCTTCGGCGCGGTAATCGTGCGGTCGCAGCAAAAACATGCGGCGCCATTTAGGATTTCGTCGACGCCCTTCATCGGCATCCCCTCGCAATCGAAATCAGCAAGTCGCGGAAGGGAATCGGCGTGACGGTGCGCTGCCTTTTCGAGAGGCGCTGGCATATGCCAGTTTTGACGGCGCGGCGCCGCTCTTCCGCCGAATGAAATCCCTCGTCAATCCGGACGCCCTTCGGGGCCGGCCCCCATTTCAAATCGGGCCGCTCGCAGCCGACAGCAAACAACCAAGTCGCCTTGCGTGCAGGGTGCCCGTAGTGCCCCTGTTCAACGCAGCACACCCATTCGCCGACGCGACTTCCGCTCGGAACCCACCCGCCTTTTTTTGGCGGCAGCCGAAGGCCGAACTGGCGAAACGCGTGAGATGCCTCGGGGTGCTCGAGAACCCCGCCGTACGCCCGGACTGCCGCGAGGGCTGCCGCGAAGCATCCGTCATCGTCGCCGAGTTTCCGACGAACTTTCGCCGACGGCCCGCCCGACCAATACCGGCCCCAGCGCTCGCATGGCCGATGCGCCACAACGGGGTGCGGCCCCGCGTACTTCCGCGCGTCGCGCTCCTCGTCCCACGGATCGACGCCCTCGATTCCGAAGTACGGGCCGTTCGTCATGACGAACAGGGCCGCAATGTTTTGAATGTCGCTCACGAACCGACGGCCTCCAGCCGGTTCGAAGCGTCGACGCAGGTTTTCTGTCGGAAATCAGCCGCTTGCTACGCGGCCCTCTTCGCGCAGGCGGTTAGAAACACGTCGGCTAGACGACGCATTTCTCCGCCTTCCCTCATACCCCGCAACGCCTCGAACGGTTTTTGTAAATCA